TTATCTTCAACACCATTTCCGAGATTCAACTTGTCTGACGGGATACTACCAGCCAATTTTGCTGCAGTAATTGAGCCAGCCAGCATAGCATTCGTGATTCCACCAGATTTTACCTGCAATGCGTCGCCAGATATTTCGATTGAAGAATCGTCCACATTGACGCTGATATCTGATCCTGTGATATCGATTCCTGCGCCACCTGTCAATTGGCCAGCACCTGTAAACTGAGTGAATTGAATACTGGTCGTGCCGACAGTCACTGCACCGTCATTTGTACATACATATCCAGTATCTGCATTCGCAGTTCCTTGTTGTATGAATATCGCTGAACCAGAAAACTCGTCACTCTCGTTCATATCGCCTGAACGAACCCAGCTGCCTGCCTTGCATAAATAAATTCCGTTCTCAGAACCAGTGGACTGATTCTTGACGAGGACTCTGTCGTCTGCGACGACGCTGATTCCGTCAATAGTTTGAGTGCCACTCAAAGTGATATTCGCAGTTGTAGCGACTCTCACAGAGTCTTTCCAGTGCAATCCCTGAGCGATTGAGTCCACATAAGATTTTGGGGCAGCGTGATTATCTGCACTCGGTGTAGCTACTTGAAGAACTGCCGAGGTAAAATCGAATGTGCCTGTCGAGAGATCTAGTTTGTTAACGTTGACTGCTGCATTCGCAATCTGACGTCCGGTAATTTGAACTGCCATTGTATTTTCCTTTTAAAAGTGTTTGAGAGTTGAAACTCTATTATGATTGTAAACTTGATAAGGTGGATCGTCACCCTTTAAGAGTGGAAACTCTTTACCCGACCCGTATGAATTTATTTTTGATCTCTTCGACTATTTTGTTGATATGCTCGATTTTCTGTTCGAGCAGACTCATTCTTTTATCGAGGTCATTTATTTCCTTGACGATCTCCTCACGAATTTTATCTTCCCGACCTTGAAGATCGAGAATCACTTTATCGTATCGGTCACGCAATTCCTTTTCTCGGTCTTCCTGCTTGACTTCTCTTTCGTCAGATCTTTTTCTCTGCTCGATATATTGCCAGTATAGAAAAACTGCAAAGGCGACATTCGAGCCACCATTCATTAAAATGCCTATAATATCCTGTTCCATTTTACTCTCCTAAAAGTAAGGTGTAACTAAACTTTTTATATCCGAGGTGTTTCTCCTGCAGACGACAAAGTCCAATAAAATTGTCAAACTCGTCTGGATCAGCGATAACCTGACACCCAGCTGAGTATTTATTGACTGACTTACTCTCTCTCTCTTCACTGGCTCTGTGGATATTGATTCCAAAATACCCACTCTCCATATTCTCTCCCCAGTCGTGATTCAGATCGCCATTTCGATCTCGCCATATAGATACCTCGTTTCCACGCTGGACGAGCGCACAGTATTGTCCTCGGTGGAGTCCGATTATATATGCACCACGATATTGTCTGTTATGCACTAAAATTGCAGTCCCGTCTTTATGTCGATTCTCGTCTTTCAGCCAGTATTTTCCAGCGTCGGTCGTGCACTTATATGCGTGCCACTGCCATTGACCATTTTCTTTAAAGCAGAGGTGAATCCAGTCGTCGAATCTATCTGTCTCCCCATTCGGATTGCGCTCTCCGATTATATTCATATCGTAGTCCACACTCTCGAATGTAGTGAATCCAGCGTCTTTTACTCTCTGTAAAATGGCTGGGTATTCATTCTCCGACAATTCTATTCTCACGACATAACTCCTAAATTAAGATTCACTTTACGTTGACTGGGACTCCACCGAACACTTAAAACCAGTGCTCGACGATTGGAGTAAGTATCACCAGACCCCTCTCGTATTCCATAAATATATTTAGACGATATTTCAACAATGTCGCCAGCAGTTAACTGGCAATGTTTTTCACTTACTGTCAAGGATAACTCCTCAAAAGGCTCTGCGTCCCACGCTCGCATTCTAGTTAAATCGGCAGTTGCCTTGACTGGCTGGGTCGGAGAGTCGACTCTGTATATTAAAGAGAGGTCTCTTTCGATATCCTGATCTGCAGGTAAAGTTTTTACTGAGGTCCCTGAAAAACGAGTCAATCTGTATCCGGAAATTGAGGTGTCATAATTGCGAATCGTACTCGTCCCATATACCACCGACTGACTCTGGGAATAAATACTGTGATTGTCTATGGAAATAATATCTCGGTCAGTGATATGGTCTACGACTGCAAACCACGAAGCCTGATTCGGATTCTGACAGACTCTCCACTCTAATTGATTCTGTCTCCAGACTGGCCACATTCCCATTAAAAGAAAAGCGTCAATCAGAGTCGAGATATTGCTAGGAGCAGCCACCATTAACTCTATCTCGTGAGTCCCACTGCTGAGTGCCCAGTTTTTGTTATAGTATTCATTCAGACTCTGAACACTGAACAGATTCGGATTCCACTGGATTCCAGATCCCCAGCTTGACGGATAGTCGTCGAATGGACCCTGTGTTCCATTTCCAGTACTCATAACGGTGCGAGCAAAAACGTAGTCGGGTCGTCCACGCAGTCTAGCTATACTGGTGATTTTATCTCCGACGTGTAAATGGTCGTGAGAAGCCAGACTCGGATATTTTCCGGTCGCAGCAATCGTTAAATATCCTGCGTCTCCACTGGTTGATGTTTTACTGCTCCAAGTCCAATAATCAGTCTCATTATGCTGCGAGTCCTCGACGAAGATAACACCATTCTGACCCGTCTCTTTTTCAAAAATAGTTATATCGTCGACATAGAGTTTCGGATCACTTGAAAAATTGAAATTGATAGTGACACTCGCAGTCTTTCCAGCATTATACCAGTATGGGAGTTTTGAAGCATTCTGAGCGAGGCGACTTTGAAGCAGAGTCAGAAAGTCAGTAAACTCTAGCTGCCACGTCCCACGACCACCTGTTATTGATCTTAACTGTCCAATCGATACTCTGTTTCGGAGGCCGTCTCGATACATTATCAATTCTGCAATCGCACCTCGACGAATCGAACCTCCCAGAATAGGACGCAGGTCTCCGACAATATAAATACTGAATCCACCGAAATTGATACTCCACCTCTGAGGAGTGATCTGGGCAGAATCAATAACAACGTCTGCTCTCCCGATTGCGATCTCAGTGCTCAGTCCAACAAAATCTCCCGAACTAAAATTGTAGTCTAAATTGGGTGCTAAAAACTGGAGTCCAAAATGAATCTCTTTGCTGGGAGATTCGAGCGAGGAAATAAACTGTGCCGACCACGTCATTTCAATACTCCGTTAAATATTGAGGCTGATTTACTAGATCCGTCCCAAGTTCAAAGCTTCCAATTTTTGCACGCTCTGGCACTCCGTCAATACCACCACCGACATAAGTTGGTAAATCACCCGAGCTTGGAGATTCTCTGACGAGTGTAGCACCCAGACCGACCCCTGATTCAGAAATAGTATCTGGGTGGAATGAGAATAAAGTTTGATAGTCCACAACCAGACGCACAGAAAGAGAAAACAATCTGCCTCCCTCATTCGTGATAATAGCCTGCCCGACCTGACTTGCGTCTCGTTTCAGTACTGGAAAGAAACGGTGGAATCGTGCGAATGCTGGTCGGTCATATTGAAAATTCAATCGATTTTCGATTGTTATATTTCCACCAGTATCTGAGATTGCATTATTCTGTTCGACTTTTACCGTCTCGGTGATCATTGCCGGATTGCCAGTTTCGACCGTCATATAGTCGTCGATAAGAGGGATATTGGCAGTCCCAGAGAAATTGATAAAAGGATTCGCATAACAGTTAAGTCGAAACGTGCCTGCAGTATGACTGCCTCGGAGTGGATAGCAAAATGCCTTATCAGAATCAGAACAGAATGCGACCGAATAGCCTCGGTCGAGGTGGTTCTGGAGAGCACGAAACTTATGACTCAGGTCCTCACCCAGAATCATTCTGTCACGTTGAATCGTCACGACCTCCTGCATTCGTCCGACTGATCTTTTGATTGATCCAGTTAAAGTCACTGCGTCCACAGTTTCGGTTAAAATATCTGAGAACATTTCACCGAGTGCCTCGCCCATATCAATCTGGACGAGGTGACTAGACGTCCCAGCTGGCTCTGGATAGAAATAAAATCTTGCGTTTCCCATTATCGACCTCCGAATAGATTGCTGGAAGAGACTCCGAATTTATTATTGAATCGAATCTCAATCTGTCTGACCAGTGCGTCGACTGCATTTCGCTCAACGACTGCTGCATTTATATTTATATTTACACCACCACCACCGACTCCACTTAACTGTCGATCGACCTGCTGAGGCCTCTGCCCAGATTGTGGGACTACGAACTCTCCTCGGTGAAGCATAGCAAGACCGTCCTGCATTCCAGTATATCGAATGCCTCCCTGCGCACTCGGCAAAAATCGACCTCCAGACATATAGGTAGCCGACTCGAACGGATTGAAAAAGTCACCGATAGCACCTCGACGTCTTTCTCGACGTCTGGCTCGAGCCTCGGGTGATCGATCACGAGTGAAAAAGTCTGCGACCATTTTAAGCAAGTTTGCAATTAACTGAATCAGACCGTCATAGATTGCCTCTGTTATCGAGGCAGCAAGTAAAGGCAGAATCTCCAAAAACAGGGTGGGTAAAATTGCAAGACCATTCGCAAGTGCTTCAGCCTGAGCCTGAACCTCGGCACGCATTTCTTCTGGTGACTTTTGTCCGAGTGCAATTAAACCGTCTGCGATTGCGCCTGCGACTGGATTAATCAAACCAATAATCGCTCCTGCGTCAAGCGAGGCAACAGTGGAAACTGTTCCCACTGCACCGAGTGCCTGCTCTTGACGAGCCTTGCGTGCTTCTTCTTCTGCTTTTCTGGCGACCTCGATTCGAGCGTCACCCAGTCTTTTTTCTGCCTCGACTAAAAGTCCCTGAGCCTCTGTAGCGTCGAATCCTGCAATCTGGAGTGTCAAGATTGCGTCCTCTAACTGACTGACTGTATCTATTGCATTTAAAATTGTGGAATCTATATTCTGAAACTTTAATCCAATATCTTCTATGGTACTTAAAGCAATCGGCAGTTCTTTACCGACGTCAAAAAACAACGTCTGTGCCACTTTTGCTGAGTTTCCGGCTTTATCAATACTCTCAGCCAGTCCGTCTATTTGAGGTCTGGAATCCTGTGCACTTTTATCGACTCCTTTCAGAATCGTTGAAATTATATCTCCTGCCTCTTTTGCAGATTGTCTTCCACCGACTCCACGACCTGTTTCACCAGTAAAATCGACGTCGGCCAGTCTCGTAGTTATTTCGGAGAGAGAGGTGACTGCTTTCTCTGCGCTTCTCGCTGAGTTTGAAAAAGCATAAAATGTTTCGTCTGATATAGCACCGACGGATTTTAAGGCGAGTGCGATATTCACAAACTGATCAGTGACCACCTTAAAAGCAGTATTGACGAAACTGGCAAAACTCGGAAGCACTTGCTGGAAGAATCCTAGAACATTCCCACCCGTCTGTTTGAGACTCGTAGCAAACTCGTCGAAAAGATCCTGATTATCTGCAATAAAGTCACCGAGTGTGGCGACGATTGAAATTGCCTGTGCCAGTTTCTCGTTAAAGAATTCAACACCACCAAATGAGTTAACGAGGCTCTGTTGCAATCCTTTAAAAGCTAGATTCAAGAATGCCAATTGCTCCTGAAAACGTGCAGCCTGAGCACTCGCCTCTGGACCAGTTTTAACTCCGAAAATGCGTGATAACTCTACAAAATTCTCAAAGTTTGAGGTCGCACCGAATGCCTGCAAAAACTCTCCAGCCTGACGTCCTAGCAATAAGAATCCCTCGGTCGCACGCTCAGTCGGGTCTTCGACTCCTTGAAGAGCATTCGTGACGTCAATCAAAACCTCGTCTGCGCTTTTCAGATTGCCAGCTTGGTCACGCAAACTGATTCCCAATCTTTCTGCAGATTCACTGGCTCTCGACGCTCCACTTGCAAGGTCTGCAAACAGTTTTGGGAATCTTGAAATAAAAGACTCAGCAGCCTGCGCAGATTGTCCCGATCCCTCGAATGCAGTTATCACTGCCTGAATAGAGTCGGTCGTTAACCCAGTTCGAGCATTCAGATCATTTAACTGATTCACATTGTCTACTACAGAGCGAGTAAACTCGAATGCTTTTTGACTTGCTTCGATATAGGCTTCACCAATTGAGATAACTGCACTTACTGCAGCAGTCCCTGCCGATCCGACAAAACTGAGCATTTCTGCGACTGCACCACCAGCCTTTACATATTCCAGAAAACCGGCTGATCCTTTTTTGGAATCTTTACCAGTTTGATCGATTCCCTTTCCTGCCTTTTTGGACGATTTTGAGACGTCTTCAAGTTCCTTGGAGGCATTATCTGCACCTTTTGCAAAATCGTTGATATTTGCTTGAGCATTTTTTGAGTCGACTTTTATAAAATACTGGACTACATTATCTGCCATATTTCACCTCGTTTCTCTACAGTATAGCCCAGTCGAGTTAATCTGGCCGAGCCGAAACTTTCTAGCCAATAATATCAATCAAGTCAGTCAGTGAGACCGTCGCTTGAAGCCCAGACTTTTTATACTGCTTCATAACTCGACTCAGCCTCGCTCCTCGGTGGCGCACACATTTAATACAGAGCAAAAGATCGTGCCAGTTCAACTTTGCAATCTCACTGGGGAGAGTCGAATAGCTACGAGCCAGAATATCAAGCAGGTGGAAATAATCCTCCTGATCAGCGAAACACGCTCAGTCTTTCGACTGCCTCCTTATGTCCATTGAGTGCACGATTCAGAATCTCTGCTCGATCCTCTTTAGGTATCATTCCAATCCATAAAGTATTTCGATCTGCATTCTGTTCTTCCTGACGCAATACAATATGGATTTTTTCCCAATCTCCACCGTCGACTTTTTTTGCGTGGGTCACGCACTGAGCGATTAACTGGTCCTGACTCTGATTCATTTTCGCAAGGTGCTCAGGCCGGATACGATTCAGCATTCTGAATGCCTTTTCCACGACTTTATCTTCTGGATCGTCTTTCAATTCTTCCTGCAGATTCTTAAACTCGTCCAGACCACCAGCCTGTTGAATTGACTGTAAAACAAGACTGTTTGTCAGACTCGATCTCTCGATCTCGCTCGGTGCGAGTACTCGCCCACGAATCTCTATCAGATTATCCAGAATGGGAATCTCAAAAACACTGCTCTTTTCTAGTTCTTTAAATATATCTCTCAACATAAAACCTCCGTTGTGGTTTTATTATATATAGTTTCTAACTTTCTGACAATGTTTACAAAAAAAGAAAATGGGACTGTCGAGCCAGACAGTCCCAAAAACCAACGGTTATTTTATCTTAACAAAAACAGATTCAACCGTCAAGTCAGTACAGTCCAGACGAGTTTGCATTCTTAACAGTAATTGTTAATCCTGCGTCAGTTGCACTTGCATAGCCTCGAAGAGTAAAAGTTCTCTCGACTCTACCAAAAGCAGTGATATTATCATTATAGTCCTCAATCGTGCAGTCGTCGAGTTCGATTTTGAATTCGTGATTGGTATCTGCAGAGCGAGTAAAAGTGATACTGACGTCACCTGCATTTCCAGCGAGAGAGTCATTATAAAGAGTGTTATCTGTAACGTCGCAAGTCACACTCAAAGTCACCTCTCGAACGTCGGTCGGCACTGGCTCTCCAGTCAGTTTCGATCCAAGCAGATTCCGTCGGTCCAGTTTATTATCGAGCGACAATTCAAACGAGCGAATATCAAGACTGGAGATACTGAGACTTCCACCGAGTGAAAGTGAGCCAGCCTCATAGTGATAAACCTGATCGTGTGCAGGCAGAACTGGAGTGATATTGGTAGCCCGAGTCGCACCGTCTTTTGCAATTAAGTCAAAAGAGATAGTCATTTCTCCACCAGCCTCGGCAGAGATATTCATTGTGGAAACTTTACACCCAGTGAATTGTTCCATAGAGTTTGCAAGATTCGATCCACGTTGAAACTGAATAGTCAAGCTGGGTAAAGATCCGAAAGGTGTATATGCGTGAGTATAAGGATCTGACCCTCCAGTCGTAGCTAGTGCTCCGAGAGAAGCTTTAATCAGAGTGCCGATACCGTCATACATTGCTGGGATATCAATACTCCCACCAGCCTGACGGAATCCCTCGAAAGTTCCTGAAAGCATTCCGGAGGCTGGGACTGATAAATGGGTTCGACGCTCTCTTTCCTGAGTCACCTGTAAAGTGGAAGAAATAAGTCGGACGTCTTCAGTCGTTGTAGTCTGGGCAGTGCCCCAAGTTGATTCTTCACCGATCTTTAGGAAAGAATTTTGTGCGAATAAAATAGCCATAGTGGTCTCCTGATTTATGGTAGCAAGTCAATTACTCTTAAAATAGCACGATTCTCAATCACCTGTCCGAGAGTCGTACTGACCTCGACTGCGATTGCATAGTCCGAACCTGAGTCTCCGGCTTTATATGTAGCACGGACGAACCCATTTCCGATTCTCGTTTCATTCTGATTATATCGGGCACTTGCGTCTGTGCCATTCGAATCGTAGTTTGCAATCTTTACAAAACTGATTCCCTCTTCGTCATTTCGCTGATTATAAGGACTCAGTCGTCGGGCAAAAGTATTCCCGACGATCCAGAAAACGTGCACCTCGTCACCCGAACCTTTTACGAAACTCTGTATGGGTGCGTCGAGTGCAGCCTGCGCATTTCTAGTTTGAACGACTCTTGAATGTGGGGCAGATAAAAGAATGAATCCAGTTTTTTCTCCTGAGATTGTTATACTCGTACTCGAGTCAACGGTTTCGTCAGGATAGAAAAAATACACATAACAGGCATTCATAGCATTATCATTTGATATCGGCAGATTGTCTATTTCAAGATCGAGTGTCCGAGTCGAGTAATTGCTTCCACTTTTTCTTTGAAAGTTAACCAGTTGACCTTTTGAATCTGTAACGACGACGTCTTTAAAGTCAGATCGAATGTTATCCCAAAAGTCGTCCCAGTCTTCTGGAATGTTTATTGTCACGTCAATAGTTGCTGGAGATCCTGTTCCACCAAAAACATTGACTCCCACTATCTGCCTGCGTCGATATTCTTCATTGTACCAAGTCATTTTCTATACTCCAGTTCGAGATTGAAAAGGTGTTGTGACCTCAATATAACCGATTGCCAGTCCGTCTAGCCCATATCGGTCTCCCTCGATTGCAGTAAAATTGCAGATAACGTCGTCAATCACTCGAGTCCCGTCGTCATTCGTCAAGCTGAGGAATCGGTCAGCAGTTATCTCTTTGATAATGTCGCTCGTGAGATTCAGGACGTTTTTGGTTCGGTCTGCCAGTGAGTCCCCAGAGCAAAAACAATATATCTCGAATCGAGGAGTCATTCTGAAACTAGCTAGATTCAGTCCACGCTCTGTCGTAAAGTCCAAAAAGGAAACGCTCGCAAATGGGACCTGCGACGGTTCGAGTATACTACCAATCACGACTGAGTTCTGCATATCAATCTGTGAATATCCACTGGTAAAATCTGTGGCACACTTGTCTTTTAGTGCATTCAATACTCTGTAAATACTTGCGTCAGCCATTTTAACTCCTCAGTGCTTTTCTTAAAATCTGGTCCAGCTTGGGAGCAATTATATCCTGTTCTTTCTTTACCGACCGAAACAAAAATAATCTGGGTCGGATTCTAGACGTGCCATTTTCAATATCGTCTGCATAGTTTAATTCGACTCCACCGAATTGACCACCAGCCTGCAACACTGCAGTCGGTCGTCCGTCGATTTTCATAAGTCGTCCAGAAATCGACTGGCGCAGTCTACCTGTTCGATTTTTGAATTTTGAAAAAGCAACCTGCTTCGAGCGACCCTCCATTCGGAGCGCAGAGATCGTTAACTGTTTCTCGATTCGTTTTCTCAATTCTCTCGAGGCATTATCGAGTCGATTTTGAAAGTCGCTCGGCTTCATTCTGCCTCCTAGAGTATCTGCTCTGACGCTCGATATGGATATAGCAGTTGCCGGACCTCTTCTGGAATAACATTCGGCATATAAGTCGTCGTCGCATTTCGGACTGACTGACTTTTCTTTCCTTGACTTGATTTTGCTCTATGTAATTGCGAAGCCAGAACACAAACTGCGTGGATCAGGTCTTTATGAAAAAGTGTGAATCCAAAAGTGCCCACGACTTTATTCGATCGATATGCATTCGAGAATCCAACAGTGGAGACGGTCGGTTTTATAATCAGCAGTCCAGCCTGTTTATCGATTTCGTATTCGTCCGAATGTACCTCGGAGTCACTATTGTATTCTCGATCTGGATCAGAATGCACCGAGGTGATTGTCACGACTGGCTTTATCGGCAATTGAAGCACACTTCGATTCCCATACCAGTACGAGTCAATGTAAAGTGTATAAGTCGAAACCTCGAGAGTCGGAGTGTTAGATCCGTCAGGCGCAGAAAAGCCGAGCCAGCGTGCAATAGCTGACTCGACTCTCTCCAATAGATTCGAGAGTTCGGTATTGGCCCCAGTGCCAGTTACTTCTGGCAGATATTCTTTAAGAATGTCTGTGGTCACGAGAGCCATATTTTATACCTGCGAATATTTAGTACTTGCGTGCTGGGCGACAGTTAAGAACAATCACTGCGTCAAAAGCTTTACCGGAGGATGCTTTTGACGCAGTGATTGTTCTTAACT